TGAACGTCGCAACCTGAGTAGCGCTGCCGTAGCTGCCAGCGACGACAGCCGTAGTGGCCAGGGTCGCGGCGAACGACCCGGTGCCGCTACCGGTCACATCGCCGGTCAGGGTGATGGTCTGATCGCCCGTGTTGGTGCCGGAGCTGGTGCCGGAGAACGTTCCGCTCTGCGTCGCCAGTGTGCCCAGCCCGAGGCTGGTGCGTGCGGTCGCAGCGTTGAGCCCCGTGGCGCCGCCATCCCACTGCAGCCGCTCGGAGTAGGCCGCGTCCCAGTTGGTCTGGCTAGCAGTGGTGGGCAGGCTGTAGCCGGTGGCGAACGACAGGGTGATGCTGCCGGTGCCGCTGCCGGTGACGGAGAACCCGGTCGGGGCGGAGAACAGCGGATAGCCTCCTCCCCCACCGCCGCCGATCGCGTCGAGCGTGGTATCGGTGATCTGCAGGTTGGCGCCGATCGTCAGGTGACGCAGCCGACCGGCTGAGTGGTCCCAGAACAGCAGCCGGTCAGCTCCAGCCCCTGGGTCATCCGCCGTCAGCTGTTGCCCCGTCAGCCCGAGCACGTCGGCAACGGTGGCGCCCAGGCTCACGGGGTCGTGCGCCGACGCCAGAGGCGCATAGAGAGCGCCTGCCTCGGCCTGGGTTAGATAGGTGGGGTGCGGATCTGCTGCAGCCAGGTGAGCGGCGATGGCTGCTGCAGCTGTGCCGCTGGCATCAGCTCCGACATCACCGGCCGCCAGGGCCTGATTGACCCACAGACCGCTCGCTGCACGGCGCAGCACCTGCCCAGTGGCGGGGCTGGTGACCAACACATCATGGAGCTCATTCAGCTCCTGCCCGTTGTCGACTTTGATATAGAGAATCCCTGCCGTTCCGGCCGCCTGTTTGATGCAGTAGCCAATCACCACACCATGCGCCGGCTGAGTCGGCCGAATACTGGTTAACTGGCCAGTAGTTTCCGATAGAAACACCAAGCCATTTTCGACTAGGTTGGATGTATCGACGCCCGCCAGTGGTCCCTCGGTCAACACCAATCCATCAGCATTGTTGCCAACGGTCTCCAGCATCACGCCCAGCGTGTTGGCCGCCGTGGCCTCAACCGAAGCGTCGGCTGCGGCCACGGTCGGCGCAGTGCCGCTGCTGCCGGTCACATAGACCGCCGTGCCCTTGGTCAGGCTGCTGCCGCTGTTGTTCCTGACTGCGGCCACGGTCAATCTGGCGCGGTCGACCGTGATCGAATCCACCTTCGTTATGTGGGCTGCCGACGCCAGGCCCGCCACGGCAGCGGTCGCCTCAGGCAGCACCACGTCTGTGCCGGTGCTGCTGGCCAGCGTGCGGGTCGCAGCGTCGTAACTGAGATTGGTGCCGGGAATGCCGTCAATGGCCTGCTCAATCTTGTTGAGATTGCCGTCGTGATCCTGAGCAGTCAGCGGAGCGCCCTTAACGAGCCTTCGGATTAGTCCAGCGATAGGCATTAGACGAATACCTCCAGTTCAAAAACGTTGGACTCAAAGACAGCTTCGAACACAGCACGGGTCAGCAATACCAGGCAGAACACTCCATCATCAATCAGCAATGGTTGCTCACGAACTGTATAGGCGATCCCGTTTACGGTGATCGAATCATTATAGCTTAAGCTGCCGAACTTCGACGCTTCGACTTGTAGTTGATACTCTGTGGTGATGACTCTGCCATCAGCTACATACTCGTCAGGTGTATTGAGGATCCCAAGCCCTTCCACTCCTCCGGCTGCCACGGGCTTGCCGAAGTCCTGAAGAAAGACTGTAGGATCCTCAGTGAACATTATTCGTAGGTCCTGGTACCGTAGCCGATGCAACTCACGTTGCTGCTGGCTGTCCCTGTCTCAGCAGTACAGCTGAGCCGAATCCAACGCATCAGGCTCGACGCATTCAGAGTGATGACTTGCTTGCTCGCAGTGTTGGCGATGGCAGTGAAGCCGCCGCCACTGACAGCCGTATAGGTTACATTGTCCTCAGACTCTTCGATCCGGAACGTTAGATCAGCGCCTGCACCGGCAGCTGTGCCGAGCAATACAATCTGGATCTCGCCATCATAATCTCTGATGTCAATCCCAGTTTGATTGCCAGTGGCTGTGATGGTAGTAGTCGCCAGCAACGTGAAGTGCAATAGCTTGTCGAGTGTGTAAGGAGTCAGCATGATTGGGATTTGCGACGGGATGGAGTGGATGGAGAAACCGCCAGCGCGGGCGCCTCAGCAGCCTCGCCCATGTTGATTAACAGGCGGGCAATCGCATCAGTCGTCTCCAGCACATGGCCAGGCCTGGCGACCTGGCCATTGATGCTGATCTGGCGGAGAATCGTGATTCTCATTACAGCGTATTGTTGCCGCGGCAGAACGCCCCAGGATGACGTAGTGCGATGTCGCAGGACTGATGCACGACAACTCGGATGTTCCCAGCACGGTCCTCAGAGTAAGGATTGACTTGTAGATCAAGCGCTCCCCAGAGTCCCATTATGACCTGGGCCCAGACCCCGAAAAACACGTCTCCGGTCTCTACCTGGTTACTACGAACTGCATTGTAACCATTAACCGTGCCGCCAGGTTCCAGTACGAAGATGGCATCGGTGCCAGATTTCGATGTAGTCTTGAACCCACCGTAGATGGTGGCATTCGTTGCATAGGCCATGGTGCCGATGTCGGCATCATCAGCTGCTACAGCAGTCTCCATGCTCACCAGTTCGGGATAGGTAGGCTGGTTGGCAGCGAAATCTAACGTGTTAATTCCTGTAACGTACTTCAAGCCCAGCGGTTGATTGCTGGTGCCGGTCCCGTACAGCGTGGTGCGGGCCTGCTCCAGCGCCATCACGATGGCAAGATCTTCACGCACCAGATTTTCAACATCGATGCTCGATTGCATCATCAACGTGCGAGAAAACCTGGTAAATGCCGACAAAGTCTTCGCCGTCATGTTGATCTGGCCCACGGTCAGGTCAGACTCCAACGCCTCGCCCTGCTCCCCAACCCAGTAGGCATGGCCTGATCCGGTCTGGCGAGGGATCGTCACAGGGCCTACCAGGCCAGTCAGTAGCGTGATGCCCAGGCCAGTCAGCACATTGCGCCGGCGAAGCAGCTCGATGAACGCTTCAGGCCGTGCATCCGGCATGATCAGATCACCAGCGCTGGCCGAGTTCCCCGCGGTCAGGGTGCGGGTGTTCAGCACCTCGTTCGGCACCAGCAGACCCTTCGGCGCCATGCCCATGCGGGTGGCGACGGCAGCGCTCACATCACGCTCGAATGCGGCAGCCTCCCACACGCTGCGCTCGTTCGGCATCAGCTGGGCACGCATCGCCCGCAGGAACGAGAACTGCTGGACCTCTCGCTGAGTCAGGCCGATGTCGGCTCCGGTGCCGGTGGCGATCGGCTGGGCAGCCGGCCGGCCACCGGCGGCGCTCGCCATCTGCTGCGGCTGCTTCGCCCTGGTGGCCAGCTGCGACAACACCTGCCGCATCGCGTCAGCCTCGCTGGCGCCTGACTCGATCAGGTCCTGCGCCAGGGCATCGGCTCCATGCTCTCGGCACAAGCTGGTGATGCGGCCGACGCGCGACCGCTCGTCGGCCGCGGCCTGAGCACGGACCGCGTCCAGGTCAGGAGTGGTCTGCTGTTGCTGGTCCATGGGAGGGGGGGGGGATAGTACAGAAGTAGTCGGGTCCAGGCTGCGGCCGATGCCGACGGTGGGATCAGCTGGGATCGATACCAGGCTGATCTCCAGCGGCTGCCAGCGCGTCGCCATCACGCCATCGCGACCGTCAATAGTGAGCGGTCGTGCATCCTCGATAGTGTAACCAACAGATACATTACGCAAGATTCGATCACGGACATCACCCAGCATCTCCTCAGCGAACGCGTTACGCGCGAACCTGACACGCACACGGCCGCGGCCATCATCGATCCAGCCGCGCTCGATCACACCCAGCACGCGATCTGGATCGTGATTCCACAACAGCGGAGCGCCATCGTTGAGCCGCGCCAGGTCCACCGCTGCCGCGTCGTGGCTCAGCACCTCAGGCCCGAACCACCGATCGACCGGCTCCTCTGAGCTGAACGGGAACTCGAACGTCCTGACATCCGCAGCAGCAGGATCCTCCGACCGCGTAGCACTCGCGACATCGAATGTCCGCTGCCGACGCAGGGGCTGCGAGTTCAGCTGGCGGACATCCACGGTAGCGACAACAGATCTGCTCCCTAGCATAGACCTGCCGTCTGCTTCTGCTTCTGCTGCGGCCTGCGCCTTCTGGATGGCCCTGCCCTTGGCGGTCGACCACCGCTGCCCAGGGTCGCCTCCCCATGCCGCCCAGGCCACGCGACCCGGTGAGGGATAGCCATCCTCCCCAGGGCTGAATCCCTCGCCGGCCTTGTCCACCTCATGGCGTGCGAACCATGCCGCCATGGTCACGACGGTGTCAGGGCTGAGCTCATCGCCGCTCAGGATCTGCCGCGCACGACGTGCCGCCACCTCGGTCCCACCAGGCAACCCCTCGGCATTCCAGGCCTGGTAGCGCTTCGCCTCCGCTCGCATGCCAGCGGTCGGCAGCAGATCGATCTCAGTCCCGCTGACGTCAGCCATCCAGGAACTCCTCCTCCTCCGCCGGTGTGGCATTGCTTAGGCCAGGCGGGATCGAGCCAGGCGGGCGGGCCTGGGTGACGCCAGCCCCGCTCACCTGGGCTGGGTTGGTGTCGAACTGCAGCCCCAGCGTCTCAGCCCGATCCACCTCAGCGGCGCGTGCCACCAGCAGATCCTCCAGATCCTCGCCGCCCTCGGCCACCACCTGCGCCTGGGTTTTGAACCCGGCCCGGACTGCCCCCCGGTAGGCCGCCATCTCCCGACCTGGATCGATCCAGCCCCAGCCGCGCGGCACCCACCGCGCAGCCTCGTAGCGCTCACGCTGCGTCGCGTAATCCGGTAGCTCCAGCTGGCCGCTGCCTACCGCAGCCTCCATCCATCGCTCGAACACTGGCTGTAGGAAATGCTCGATCAACCAATCCTGCAGCGTGCGCCATTCCTCTCGATCCTCCAGCAGGCTCAGCCGGCTGGAGCTGTAGTTGCTCTGGCTGAAATCCCTGCTCACGGTCTCGTAGCTGCAACCGATCGCTGCCGAAACAGCACGCAGCATCGCGCGTAGGAACGGCTCGAACTGTCCATCTGGTGCGTCCAGCTGGGGCACAGACACAGATTCCCCAGCCGCTAAGTACTTGAATACCCCAGGCTCAAACCGGCTCACACGGTCACCGTTCTCCACATCGTCACCCTGCAGCTCGCCCTCAGGGCTTGTAATAAAACCCATTAGGCTTGATGCCGCCCTGGCTCGTACAACCTCCGCCTCCTCATACCCCGCCAGGTGATGCAACCGCTTCACGGCAGCTGACAACCAGGGTGCGCCTCGGGTCTGGCCTGGACGTTCTGTAACGAATAGATGCAAGATTTCGCTCGCTGGCACTGGTACTACCCTGTAGCCAACACCATTAATCATGTCGCCAGGATGGCCCGTTCGGAACGCGTAGTTGATTGGCCTGCCCCATCTGTCCAGCTGGACTCCCATCCTCCACTGACCTGTGGGATGACTGTGACTCTTACCCTCATCGCAATAATCAGATTCAATGATCTCAAGCGCTAGCGGGATGCGACTACGACCGAAAGATTCTGGTATGAGCCGAACAAATACTTCACCCGACTCAACTACGCTTCGCATCACTAGTCGCAGCATCTCTGACATGCTCAGCTTCCCCGCGCAATGGCAGCGATCAGCTCTGCACCACTGCAGCCACTGCCGCTCGATCTGGCGATTCACCGCCTGATTCAGGCTGCCATCCTGAGCCTGGACCCGCGCCTGCAGTCGGATCCCGCGGCCGGCCACATTCGACGCCACAGCACGCAGCGCCTGCCGCGCATAGGGAGAATCCCGCACGAGCTGGCGGCTTCGGTTCCGCAGCCTCAGCAGGCTGCTGTCAATTTCTGCGTCGGCGGATGTCCCCCCCGCCATCCAGTCGGCTGTCAGCCGCGAGATGGTGGCGCCCTCGTACGCTCTCCGGCCTGGCGCCTGCGGGCGTGGGTGCTGGGGCCGCTGCCGTCGGCGTGCCATCAGCCGAACCTCACGAACACGTTCCCAGGATCACCCAGGCCAGCCGCCACAGTCTCCGCCGATCGCTCCCTGGCAACGACCGCCTTCAGCTGAGCTTCACGTTGCATGAGAAGCCCCAGGTCATTCGAGGTCCAGCTCCTCCCACCGATCGAGTAGGCCTTCGCCCCCCGGGTCACCAGCGCCCTGATCGCAGCCTGCACAGCATCCAGGTCCTGCTCCGCCTTTGAGCGACCATCCAGCGCCGCAGGCGTGCCGCTGTAGGCCAGCGACGGCAGCACATCAGACGACCCAGTGGCGATCGTCGTCACCTCGCCATCGCGGCTCACCCTGGCCTGCCAATACCACCGGCCGGCATCGAATCCCGCACTCACTCCAGCCGAGATGGCCAGATCCCATCCGCCGTCAGCCCGCGCCGTGCCGCCGATCGTGGCGCCTTCGGCTGCCATGTTCGTCCTCAGGTAGTACACCAGGCCCCAGTTCGGAGCGCTGGCAGTCTCGCCCGACAGCAGCGCAACCGGTGGCTGCACCCACTCGATGGTGTCGCCTGCTCGGATCGTTGCTGGGACAGTCACCAGTTCAGACTCACTCCTCACACTCTAGGCCTACCACCCATTGACGAACCCTCCGCCATCTGCCGCCGTTCGAGGCGCCCGCGCCCGCGCCTTGGCAGGGGCCGCCGCTGGCGATGCTGCTGCCTCCAGCTGATCCCACATCGTCGCCCGGTTGTAGCGCCGCCGCACCAGCTCCAGCATCGCCAGGCAGTACACCTCCAGATCCAGCGGCTCATTGCGGGCGCTGCCTGGCTTCACCCACTCCAGCACCTGAAAGCCCTTCACCGTGCGCGGCACCAGCCGCTCGCAGGTCAGACCGGCCAGGTACTCCTCGGTGGCGTTCTGGCCGAAATGGACATAGCC